TTACAGCAATACACTATTTTCATCAAGGCCATATTGTTTACGTTCCGCAGCTTCCTGCTCTGTCCTTTCCACTTCCTCTGCTGCACGTTTAGCTTCTTCTTGCTCTAATCGCTCTGCTTCTAGCTTAGCGAGTCTCTCTGCTTCAGCTTGCTTTTGATTGTAGAGGGAGTTAGGTGGCATTTCGACACGCATATCTATCCAGCGCGATTCAGGTACGTCACAAGGTTCGTAGTTTTCGAAGTAAACAGGCGCGCCTTCTTCATCAAAGTGCTTAATGCGCTTGTTCTGGAAACGTTCTGGCATATCTGCGTTCTGTTGGTGGAAAACAAAAACTTCAATATCCCCATCAGGTCTCACCTCGTAATCAATGAGAACCATGTTTTTACCGTTATGGTCTTGAGGAATGACAAAGCCGTTATTGATACCCCATGCACCATCTGCATTAAAGCCTACAACGCCTTTAATGAGGTAATGGCCAACACCAAGATGCTCCATTTCAACGCCTTCAGATTCGTCGTTTAACTCAATGTCATCAGAGAAGAGTTTTACCACCGGGGATGCGGCTTTTAAGTTTCCGTTGGAGTCTTTAGTGGTGTTTTTGTCAGTTAGTAAGTTGTATACGTGCTGTTGTGATGCATCGCCACCAATAACCTTAACGCCCGCCCCATTTTGACTTGCTGATATTGTAGTAAATATACTGTACGCTCTGAAATACGCGATAGCACTATACTGAAAATGAAAGTTACTACTTGCATAATCATTTCTGGTTATTTGACTTGGTATTCCAGACTTTAATTTTGAGATAAACTCGGATTCACTTAAATTAACTGAATCACCAACACCGGCCCATCCAAAATCACCAACATGCATTAATGCGCCACTCTTTTCTTGAAGAGTGTGAATATTAAACCTCTCATAGTCCTTTGATGATACTATTGAGGTTTTATTTCCACGGGTCTCAAGCTTAACTAAGTACGTCCCCATTTTGGAAGCAACATCACCTTCAGCAGTAACATTCCCTTTAATATCCCCACCATTTTTATCAAACTTCCCATCTAGCAGCCTATCCCTTTCTTTCTCCGTTCTCAGTTGCATTTCAGTGCCATCAGGTAACACCACTTTAATCACACCGGATTCGGTCATGAGTCGGTTCATTATCATCATCAGTTGATAGCTTTCAGTAACCATCGCTGTTGCTTTGTTAACACCGTCTGATACTGAACCAATCATCGTGATTGAAATAACGTATTTCACATCTGTTAGCGCCACTGGAACGGGAAAGCTTAACGTCATTTGTGTATCGCTTTCCACCGAGCGAATGCTGTTTTGATATATCGTATTGCCCGACTGGATAAGGATAATTTGCCCCACAGAGACTTTCGTCACGCTGTTTTTCCATAACGTGTTTTTACCTGTGATTTTCGGGTCGTTAGCCTTTGTTGAGATAGTGCCAATTTCATAAATCATGGTGTTTCCTTGAATTTTGAACGTAAAAAAACCGCTTGCGCGGCTTATTGATATTCGTTTATTACTTCATACAGTGATGTTGTTTGAACTCATTTTTGTCTGATTGTGTGACCACAAATAATCCTTCACATACTTCGTGCGTAACTGTTACAGGAGATTTGCACGCAGCAATAAGCACGACCATTCCTGCGAATATCGCATATTTCATTTGTTTCATATGGTTACCTATGGAAAAGGAAAATAATCTGCAGCGTCTAGAAAAATAGCGGGTGTTGCGGTTCGGGCTATCGTTTGATTGCCGTGATAACCACGCTGTTGAGAGGTACTGGTTTGAAATAAACTGATTTGAGACTCTCCTAAATTACCGATATTTAAGTCTCGCCACCAGCCTAAACCACCATCGCTGCTGAATATCTCCCCGACCTTTGTCGGTGTGTACATGGGCCGACGAATGGGATCAACGTTAATACCTGAACCTAGCGGTATTTGATTGCCGGGAACGGTAATAGGCCGAGTCATTACGCCCATTTGAGAGTTAAACGTGACTTTCCCTTCTAGATTACGAATTTTCAAACCAAAGCCGGGTGTATCCAGTTGGGCGGGTTGCACATTCGTAAATGCAACAACCCAATACCACGCGGGCGAATAGGCGGTAATATTGGTACTGTTTCGATTTCGGCTAACATAACGCCACCACTTTAACTTTTCCCAGCTTTGTACGTTTGAAGGCTCCAAACGGATAAACGATTTGTTATCGTCGGTGTAAAAGAAAAACACGGCATTTTCAATTGTTAGCCCGGGGAAGGTGCTTTCAATGTTAAAGGCATCCGTAATGTAGACCTTGGCTTTATGAGTGGCATAGGCATAACCAAGGGGTGGCGTATTTTCCAGAAAGATAGAACTCCCCATGACTTTTAGCCCAAAACCACTCGCGGCTTTTTGTGATGCGATAGTCGGAAACGCGATAATTTTTGTATAATTAAAATTATGCGTATCACTAAACCCCATTACCGTGACTTTTCGACCATCCGAGCTATAGGCGATCTTATCTTGAGTCCCCGATACATAACGCCTATCCCCGCTTTGTGTAAACGTGACTTCCGCTGCTGTTAAAGAAACCACCTGAAATCCATATCCTTCTGGAATTTCGTTCGGACACGTCCATTTTGATGTTAGCCACCCCCCATCAGGGGAGAGGCCATCATTCGCCCTAACGTAACGAGTCCAAAGGTTTGTCGCTGGAGCGGTTCGTTCATTGAACACAAACTCACTGCCGTCTAAATTCCGAATTTTCAAGCCATACAAACTATCAATCATAAGAACCACCCTAACTCTATGATGTAGATGTTTTTATACTTAAAGTAGTCGCCTTTACTGTTTCGAATAACGGAGTAATCCCCCTCATTACTGTTTGTCTCAAACACACTGTTTTGCATATCAATACGCATTCCAGATTTGCCCGGCACATAGTTAGGTGAGCGCATGTCAGTTTGAACAACAATACTGCCAATCATAGCTTTGTTAATCAGTGCTTCGCTAATAACCACTTGCCCGTTAATAACGACAAATGCCGGATCTAACTTGCCGCTGGATGGATTAAAAATACCGAAGGTATCGGCACTAAAACCAATTTGAGTAACGACTTGCCCGTTTTTAACGCTAGCCCCTATTAGCATTTTGGCATCATAATATTGGCCGTTGTACATCACCGCAGTTTTAAACGAAATAACAGAAGAAGCATTACCTTGATAGTCCACCTCCGTTTTTGCCATTTTCTCAATCGCTGCTTGAGTCTCTCCGTATTGGGAATTAAGCCGCTCAATAGACTGTGCAAACGTTAACTGATTATTAGCAACCGTCTTATCCAGTCGAGTGATTGAGGATTGAATTTTTAACTGCTCAACCGCTTGGTTGCCATATTCCGCTGTCAGCTGCATCCCCATTTCTGCTAGTGAGCTTTCAGCATTGGCAATTGTGCGTGCCAATTGATTAATTAACGCTTCATTATCACTAAATCGGGATTCTGCTGTTTCAATATGCTTCGTCTGTGTCTCATCGATTTTAGCAATCGCCTCTGACTGATCCGTAATACGGGCATCCATCGGTCCTAATTTGTCATCAACTTGTTTAATCTCAGCTTTAACCTGTGAAATATCTTTCGCTGTTGACTCCTCAAGTGTTGATAATGACTCTTGTACTTTTAGAACAGCGGATGAGGTTTGCTCGTAGTCGGTTTTAACTTGCTGCTGCCAACGTGCTAGCGCCTCCTGGTCTGATACTCTCACTTGTTCAAGTCGGAATATTTCAGATTTACGCGTGCCCTCTTCTTCGAATAAGCGCCATGAGACTTGATTTAACATCATTGTGTTGTTAAGTGTCGCTTCGGCTGCTTGCTCAAGTTGCAGTTGAACATTCCCTTGGTTGAAGTCGATTTGCTCTTGCATGATTTGACCGGCTTCATTGCTGAGGAAATTATTACCCAATTCGTCAATCATATCCTTTGGCGTTCCGTCAGCCTTTCCTACGGCTTCAACAAACGGTGACTTGCCATAGCTGTTAACCGTACGAACATAAAACCAATAATCAGTGCCGGCTTTTAAATTCTCCTTAGTCCAGAATTGTCCCTGACCTTGACGATTAGCTTTAGTTGTCACTTCGGTGTCATTCGTGCTGGCCAGTTTTTTGTCGCTGAACCAAAACTCAAATGTATAGCCATGCTGTGCGGTTTCGCCACCGTGCGGAATGCAGGTCAGAGAGAACATACCGCCAACCATTTCAACGCTAACCGGTTTAGGTGGCGCCTGAATATCAAAATCAACAATGGCAGGGGCAGACATTGCGCCAGCAGCATTAATAGAACGAACCTCCGCACGATAAGAACCACGCACAAGGCCTGATAAATCTACTCTGTCTTGTGGCACCTGAATGGACTGAATAACTTTGCCATTTTCAATGATGTTTACTGTGTTATAGCGAACATCAGCAGCAGCTGATTGCCAGCTCAAATACCCTTGGACGACTTCACCAATATTCGTGGCCACAAAAGCAAGGTTAAGCGGTGGTGCTACCCCACCAGTGGGTAAAACAGTGAATGGGGGGCGAACAAAAGGTTTACCAATTATATCCTCATAGATATAAGCGCCATCCTCCTCGAGGAGAATATCAACGCCCTCTTGCGGGTGAAACTTCCATTCAGCAACACGAAATTCAAGGTTTTGAATACCAATTTGAGGCAGGTTTAATAAAATCACCTCTCCTGGTCTGTAGGCGTAACCATCCATATTCATCCGTAATTGAACACGACGCCCTGCCCGTTTTTTACGAAGGTATAAATTAGAGAGCCGTGCCGCTTGGTATGGACTAGTGACAAAGCGGTAATCCATATTCTCTTTGATTTCTAGCCCATCTTCTTCAATCCACTCATCAACAATGACCGGTTCAAAATCGGTTTTGATGTATTGCTGCTCAGCATCCACGAACGTACCGTAAATGGCATTAGTCGCATCACGTAACGAAAGTTCAGGGGTAATATTAACGGTATCAATTATTTGATTAGGTTCAATGCGTAATACTGCTGGACCATTATAAGACTGCATCAAAATGCCGTGCTTGCCCGCAACATAAGTCGGCTCAGCAGCAATGCATTTATGCATATGATCCAGAATTGCTGATGGAGACTCAGAAAGCTCATAGGCCCCATTAATCGTATAGCGAGGCTCCGTGTTGCCTTCGGGCGTTGTTACCGGTTCGCTACATAAATCAGCCGCAATTTTGAACGCATCAAAATCAATATCTGAATCGGGTACACCCAAATAGCTACGGTAAAAATCAAGAATAATTAACGCCCCGTTATTGCTCCAAGCCGTTTTATTTGTGCGCGGATCATAAACGGGCTTGCCCCATACTTCGACTTTGATGTTAGGCACACCGTACGGAAATTTTTTCAGCGTCGTATTTCAGGGTTAAACGCAACCATGCCAGCCCGTCACCTATCATGTCAGATTTCCATGACGGGGCATTTTTCAATAAGTAAGGATCACAATCTGTACGGCCATTATGGAATTCATAGCTAGCCTTATCACCGAACGTACCAATCAGATCATCGTTCAGCCAAATCTGTCCAATATGGTCAACTTTATGTGCCGCAATCGCTAATGCCATGAACAACCGCTCATTCTCTGTTTGGTCGCCCTTTTCTTCTTCAGCGAAAAACAGCAACCCAGAACAAACCGTTTTCCCAACTATGATAGTTTCTGGCGCAGTCGATGAGCGCAGCATTTGCTTGCGTTCTGACTGGTCACGATATCCCATTGAGGGCATTTTTTCTTTGAAAATCATTGTGCCGGCAGCTTGAACCGCAATACCTGCAACAATTAATGCCGTCCCTAACCCCCCCGTAGCAATAACACCTGCAACCATTAAGCCAGCAGAAACGATATTGGTGACTGTCTTACCCATTTATTCGACTCTCCACGCTTTAACTGGTTGAAAATTAACAGGGCGTGCACCGTCATCCGTTACAGCCCATATTTTATTCGCCCACAGAACACCAAGGGTTTTACCGTCATCACCATTGAACATAACAATGTCGCCGCGCATTGCTTCATTAGGGTCTATTTCTTGAAAAAAGCCCGATAGACCAGTTTCCAGATCCCCGAACACTGCCTTTAAAACTCGTATAGCCCCTGATTTAGTTTTGTATCTGCCTCGAGCCTTTTCTGCGATATCGACACCACACACGGCAATAACGCAATCCGCTGCAAATAAACAACAATCATGTTCACCCCATGAAAATGGCTTGTGCATCGCTTGTTGTAGGGTTTCAGGAAGTTGAATTGTCCAATTTGGATATCGCATTTGCTGATCTCCATGCATAAAAAAACCCGCCGAAGCGGGTCTTAAAAATCGATAAAATTATTTGTTACACATTTCTAGAATGAGCTTATCTTGCTCTGCACTATTAGAGATTATTACGGAATCAACCTCTATGCTATATCCATCAATTGTGACCTTAGACATAAACACCCTACTACCACTATATGCACCATATATATTTTTAGAATTTACATACCCACATACGATGTTTTCTGGTGATTTTTCATCAGATTCAACCAAATGAGACTCTAAATCTCTAAAAATTGCTGATGATGGATCTTTCATTTTACTTGAAACTTTTTTCTCTACCGCACTAAATATAGATGACTGGGATACTGAAGCTTCTCGATAAATAAAAATGGCAAAAACTATGCCGATCACTACTGCAAAACTAATCGTCAATTGCTTATTCACTAGACTACCCTATACAGTTTTTTTTAAGAGTAACGATAAATCACTTATAAATAAACGTTGGTGCATCTTTTTTGCTACCCCAATATATAGCACGCTCAGCCATTTGTGCCACATATCGAAATATGCGATCACCTACATGTCGTTTACTCCATGACTTATCAGTGAATCTGTCAGGTAATCCCTGCGACCATCGCTCAAAACGATTGGATACCGTTACTGAAACTTCATTATCATTACCTGTGGTGACGCCAATATTAGATATTTGTCCTGAAAAAATAATCTCAGCTAATATAGGCTGTCCGTCTTTGCTTAAAGCCACCAGCATGACACTAACATTGCGCCCCCGACTTCGCTCATTCATAACATCCGCGATTAAAAACGAATCAAAGCCAGAAAGTGATAAAATAAGCTGCTGAGGACTAGTCGAATTCGTTTCTGAAACGGGCTCAATCTTTCCAAAAGAACCCACTCCAAGATAAACCTCACCAGCAATAATGAGGTTACCAATCCCTGTATGCGCACGTGTAACTCCTGATTTTAAATCTAATTTTGCAGCTACAACCAATTCAGCACCTTCATTTATCGCTCGAACCATGTCATTTGAAAAAGGATGATAGAGCATTACGTTAACGCCTCCTCCAGTGTGATAGTGACATTTGAAAAGACTCCGGGTCGATATTGGAAATTACCCTGATCATTGCTCGTCAGCTTAAAGATGCCAAATGGCTCAACTGTTTCTATTTTATCATTGAGTGCTGGTGATAAACGCAACATAGGAGAAATAGGGATAATGGCATTTCCATCTTGATCACTAATCACATTTTCGGTAACCATCTTTAATTCATTACTGACAGTAAGATAATCCCCTTTACGTATAACAATCGAATTAGCTAACCACCCTTTAGTTTGCAATGACCTACCTGTTTGATTAGCCAACCCAACCAGCGGTGACCCCTTTCCCTTCAATCCCTGCCTTACCCAATTGCTAATTTTAACTCGTCCACTTTCACCATCCAAAGAGGCTAAAAGAACTTCCAGTTCCCTTGATAATTCCTCTGTCAGGTTATTAAAGGTCAATACGCATCGCCAGCGGCTCCCCGGAAATCTGACAGTTTGACTGCTACCCGTGAATACCGAAGTAAATGTTTTACTATTACTGATTAATTGCCAGCTCATACTAGTGGGTACAACTGCGTCAGGCCATTCAAGTATCATGGTTACCTCTCTAGTGTCCCTCTAAGCTTCCCTTTACTGAGGAAATCACGTTGTATTTTTGCTAAAGCATCATCAGAACCTTGTTTTGCTCCCATTCTAGCCGCTTCCTGCATAGCCTCTTGCAATGCCTGATCGCCATAACCCGTTAAGTGAAAAGTTTGCTGAATGATGATATTCGGTACCGTTTGCTGCGAATCTTCTAGGCCGAGGATCCTGACTCCAAGAGAGCCATCACGACCACGAGTTAGCGGCATAATGGCTTCTGGCCCAGCTTCCCCCATTAGCCCCATACCCGGCACACCACCTTTTGCGAAAGGAAATAGTGTTGGTGATTTGACAATACTATTTCTATGTAAACTTAGTCCTGGTGATTCGTAGGTGTTACCCTTTGCGTTTGGCTCTGCTTTAAGTCCCATCATGTCACCAAACGCTGTGCCTGTTAAACCTGACTTTAATGCATTAAAAATCATCATCTTGAATATCATTTTAGTGATATCATTCACGATAGATTGTGCAAAATCACCAAAATTCAATTTACCCGTTGTCGCAAAATCCGCCATCATTGATGACATATTATCAAGTGAGTTCTGAGTAATTGTCCGCATTTGTTCGTGAACATTATTAGCCGTATTGCCAAAGTCCTGAACACCTTTAGCCATACCTGCATAAGCATCTTTCTGTGCAGATAATTTATCTTTAGATGATTGCCGGGCTATCTCAATTTGCTTCTGTTCTTCGGATGCCATGATGGCTGTTTGATCTGCATACAATTGCGTGGTTTTATCAGAAACTTCTTTGTCCAATTGGTAACGTTTCTGGCGAAAATCATCACGAATACGCTGCTCCTCCAGCATTAAATCATAGGCTGGCTGGCTCATCGTCATCTGCAATATTTGATTTGTTGCATCTTGGCTTAATTTTGAAGTTTTTTGCATAACCTCAAAATTTTGATCATCAAACTTTTTCCGTAACTCCTTATATTTTATTTCTTTTTTCTAGCTCGGCATTTTTTTATTAACTGCGCCCGAATTTCAGATGAATGGGCTTGAATAGTTTTTTGTCGGGCATTTTAGATGCTGCCCTTGTAACCCAAGTAGCTCCTGCTCGAATGAGGCAAGCTTACGCTCAGACGCTGTTAACCCTTCCGTTTCCTCTAACTGAGCACGTAACGCTGCGCCTTGTTGCAAAAGCTGCTCAATGCGCTGCTTCCCTTCATCAACAACAGCGCTCCCCCCTGTTTTTTTGGGTGTCGTAAATAACTTATCCAACCCCTTTAGGGCTTGTTGATATTCAGTGGCTGAAATAGTGCCTTTATCCAGCATCTCTTTGAATTGTTTTTGCCTTTCTGCTCGCTCTTTTTGCTGATCTGTCCCTGCTTTAAATGCCGTGTTAAAATTCGTCGTTATCTCAAGCTGTTTATATGCGGCTTCTTTTTGCTCTAGCAGCTGCTTTTCCTGTACTTGAGATTGTTCTTTTTTTAAGTCTTATCGCCTCTTCTAAGAAGGCATTATTTGCCTGAGTATTTATTCTTGCATAATTACTACCATTAGTTATTTCATATAACCCTTGATAGCTGCGCCTAAGAGATTCAACCTCACCTTTTTGTACCTTTAGAGCTTCGCTTTGAGTATTCTCTGCTTTTGTTTTAGCTTGTAAAGTCGATACCTGCGCTAATTCAGAAGCCTCTCTTGCCTTGCCTTCCCTTTCAAGTTGAGCAATGCGTTGCACTATACCTGACTCAACAATAACACCTTCATCAATTAATTTTTTTATCCCAGTAAGCGGTTGCTCACCTATGGAAATTAATTTACTGATAAGTAGATCAACGCTACCGCCTGACTTTTCCATCTGAACACCAAGTTCTGACACTTGATGCAATAAATCTCCAGAAAAACCCGCTGAAGCAGCTGCGGTAACTGATTTATAGGCTTCTGCGGTACCACCCAACTCATTGGCAAGATTGCGCAGATCATAGGCGGTTGTTGTTAGCCCTAACCCACCTTTTTGTAAAGCAGCATTAAAGGCCTTTTGGCGTTCTTCGGCTTGCTGGTACTGGGAATAAAGGTAAGTAAACGCGCCTGCTGATGCCATAATCCCAACACCAACAGCACCACCCATCATTCCCCATGCGCTTTTGAACAAACTCGCGCTATTAGCTGCGGCACGCTGAGAAAATGTCAGCTCTTTGCTAGCTTCGGATAATTGATTGGTTGCCGTAGTGAGGTTTTTCTTACCTTCGAGTTCGCTTTTATTAGCAGAAACTATTTCAATAGATGCACTTTGTATCCGTTTTTTGGCTTCAGCCTCTGCAATATTAGCCTCTCGGATAACTCGCGCGTTCTTGGCATGTTCTTCCGCATAACTAACAGAAATACCATGTTGTTTATTAACTTCGACCTGTCGCTCTAAATATTCATCGAGCGAAAATGCTTGCTCACGCCTTGCAATAGCTTCATCACGCATTTTTGCGGCAAGATTGATTTTTTCTTGAGCGCTTTTTCTATCGGCTTGCGCCCCCTCAATCTGCGCGCGTGATAAATTAATAGCCTCACGTGCGGCTTCTTGTGCTACACGTTGTTGCTCTGCTAAAGAAAACTTAACGTTGTTCACATTTTCTAAAGAGCGTTCAAGCGCAGGAATGAGACCGCCAATTAAACTACTGGTAGCCACATTAGAGCCAGCGGAAACATTGGTTAATGCCGTACGTAGTTGAGCAAACCCCATTTGAGAATGGCGCGCTAGCTGACCAGAAGCGGATAGATCCGCCCCCGCTTTTCGTGCATTAGCCGAAACTTCCAATAATTTAGTGGCTGTCTGCCCTGCATCTTTAGAGGCAGCTTGTGCAAACTTTTTCGATTCTTTACTGGCAGAATCATAGGCTTCAAACACTTGGGATTTAAAAGAGGCTGCGTTGAGGTGTAACGCAACCGCTAAACTTGCAACGTCAGCCATTTATCGCCCTCATAACATCATGACACTGCGATTCAATATCAGTGCGAACACTCGCTATTGATGCAGTAGCTTGTTGGTTTTCGGTGGTATTTTCTTGCTCAGGCATAAAAAAATGCCTGCCAGTGAGTGATAATATTGGCAGGCAATTGAGCAATTTTTCTCGGGTCAGGCTCACCCCATCGGTCAGCCAATTGGAAAATAAACTTAAGATAGGGTGAGTTGGTTAGTTTTTTTGCGCTTCCTCTACGGAGCCATAACTAAATTTTTGCACGAATGACATTGCTGATAGCAGGGTCGGAGTGTCGTGTGCCTGAATAAGCTCATCCGCTGTAGGTAGCTCTTCACTCGGAAGAGGCAGTCCATCTTTATCACAAATGGCCTTTAAGATAAGTTTAGCACCCGCTTTACTCGCATCAGAACTGAATCCCGTTTTCTTAGCCTCTTGTAAATCATGCTCATACTCATCGAGTTCAGCGATAGTCAAACGACGAATAAAAACTGTTACCCCTAAAATAGGATGTTCTTTAACATGTGGGGACGCTTTCAATAGTGAAGCTTTCAATGACATTATTTTGTACCTCCTGATGCAACTACACCCCAAGTCAGGTTATTTTGCTTACCTTTGACTGAGATCTGGATAACTTCACTTGCTGGCGCACTGATATCTGCCATTTCCCAACCTGATAATGCCAAGATCATCGTCGCAGTACGTTTATTGGGAAGTTCAATGAAGAACTGCACGGTTTCACGCGCCTGTGCCGCATTCAAAAAAGCCGCAAAATCTGCATTTTCAGGATCATCGATAAAGCCCAGTGTTTTTTCAGGGCCTTCTGGCATATCAGAAATAAACTGCTTATTTTTATCCTTTAGCGTGGTGCAATCCACAAAGCTACCCGTTAGGCCTGTAGCACCAATGGCTTTACAGTTTTCCAGCGGCTTCAAAGCAGTTGGTAAATCACCCACTTTACCCCATTTAACGATAGTCCCAGCGGGAAGCATGGCGTATTCTGGCGAAGATTTATCAGCCATAATTTTTACTCCAAATAAATGAATTAACGATATTTTTCGATGCTGGCGCGTATCTCAGCGGCTAGCGTGTTTAAAATAAATTGGCGGTTATAGTCCAATGCTGGACGGATGAAGGGATTAGGGATTTGTTTTACTGTGCCAAACTCTTGTGCTTTGGCTTTCATTGCGTGAGCTTTACTTGGCCCTACACGAACGGTCATGACAGATAACGTTTTTTGGTCTTTCATGCGGCTCGTTGTGCGGATCTTGATACTGTCACGCATGTGCTCTGATTCACTGGTTGCATCATAGCCTGCGTGCTGCTTCATATCCTCCAGTACAGGTGCCATCGCTTCACGTCCAGCTTGCCGAAGCACTTTTGTTGTTATGTCTTCCCCTAAACGGTTTAACTCATACTCCAATTCTTTGAGGCCTTTTATCTCAACGGTTACCCTCATTCAGCCCCCTCTGGATAAGTGATAATAAAATCACGCATCACACGCCAAATAACCCGTTTATCCGTCTGTTCTTCTCGGTTCTGCATAAAATTACCTCGCTGAACTATTTGAACGGGATAACGGCCAATGTGACCATGAGTGATGTTTTCCCATGCATTGAGCACTACTTTTTCAAGCTTTAAGGCTTTTGAATAGTCATTAGGGATTTGAAAAGTGATTTGAAATCGCGCTTGAACAAGAGAAGTTTTAGCTAGGCCAGTTATCATTTTGGGGTCACTTATTTTCTGATAAGTCACGCCCTCAAGCACATTTGAAGGAAGCGCAACAGGGTATGCATTCAATCCCGTCAGTCGCTCTAAGTCTGCCTTGATATCAATTTCTATCATGTCGACTATCGACCTCCGCGGTTATAATTAAACGGTCTGGCTGGTTTCTATCTAATGCGCGCGCCGTAAAGTTGCGCTTTTGATAAGCAATTATCCATCCCTCATTGATATCGCTACGAGGCCGAATGGTGAAATGGTAGGTTTCGATAACTTGTTGCTGATCTGCAGTGCGAATTTTACGGTTAGACATTGCCTCCGCTTTGGCCCATACATCAGTGACTTTTACTAACTCTGTCTTAGATTCACCAAATTCGTCTCTGATTTCTTCAGGGCGTGATAACGCAATACGTTTATTGAGTTCACCGGCTTTCATTCGGTCACCTAAAGATTAATGAATCGATAAGGCTCAAGTAATGCTTTGAACCCAGCCGACATTGCCGTCGTTTCCCTGCTTTCATAAAAGTGACCCACCGCAAGCATAATGGCCAACTCAATATCATCAGATATCAACAAACCGTCGGGATCAGTTTCGGGAATATTTTCATCATAAAGCGTTCTATTAATGTAATTCTCAGCCCGTTTTTTAGCGGCTAATGCATACGTCATCAATAAGTCATCTTCTGTTGAATTATCATCATCAATCCGGCACTGGGCTTTAAGCTTTTCAATTGTTGGAAATGGCATAAATCTCCCCTTAAACCTGCGACCATTCCAGATCGCAGGTACAAAAAACCGCAATTAAGCGGCACTTGACTGACTAAATACAACCTAAAAACTATTTTGCTGCAGCTTTACCGACTAACGCTTTAATTGCAGAGGTATCTTCAAGTACGCAGTCAAAGCGGTGGAAGGCTAAGAACGCGGTTTGGTCATATTCAGCATAACGCTCAACTAAACGCTTCAAGGTCATGTACGTCACACGACGCAAAATGAATCGGTCAAAGTCACCGCAGAAGATGAATTTTTTACCCGCTTCCATTTTATCAATCGCCTGATCAACTACATATTGCATACCTAAGATAGTCGAAGGAGCAACACCGGCAATCGATGGCAACCAAAGTGGGCGCTTTTGCGCATCCTCCATTTCTTTCAGATTTTTTTAATGTGTCATCGTTGAACGCTAAACGGAACTTAGGCCCGTTACGGTAAGCAGGATCAAGCTTATGAGCTAACGCGTTGATGTCTTTCCAGCCAAATGCCGCTGATGCCTCAACCGTGCCAGTGACGGAAGCATCCAGACCTTTAGGTTGTAACGGAGTTCCCGCGCCAGTACCTTTGACTAAATATTTAGCTTCACCACGACCAATACGCTGAGCGATACGGCTGCCTAAGTAAGCTTCAATGCTTACACCGCTATCTTGAAGAAGCTCATTTGAAACACGAATAATTTTAGACGAAAGCTTTTTCGCCCCCAAAATGGCGGTGCCAAACTCAACATCTTGCTCACTGGCCGCCGTGTTTTCGCCTAATAGTTCCCCTTCTTCCTCAGTACCATCCGAAGTGGACCACGTAATATCTTGACCATTTGAGGTATTTAAGATTTGAGCGACACTCGCAATACCACCGTACGCTTTCATCTGGTCGATAATTTTATTCAGCATTTGAGTTGGTACTGTGTACCCCCCTTTTTCATCAGGAGATGTACCTTGAGCACGAAGTTCTTTCAGGGCTTGCTTTTCCTCTGTCGACAGCTCACCAAAACCACTACGTACAAAGCGATCAAAAGCCAAGTTGCTGCGTTCAACTTTTGCAGCCTCTGGGTCATTTTCGGGGTTGTTGCGCTGTTCTTGCTCATTATCATCAACAAACTCCTGGTCTAACGAACGGAGTTGCTCTTCGCGCTTAATCTGCTCATCCAATTTTTCCAGCTCAGTATTAGCCTTGTTCCATTCAGTACGTTGCTCTTCCGTCATCATGCCTTCACCCACTTTTTCATGGATTGCACGCATTTCTGTCGCGATAGTGTTACGTTTTTGTTTTAAATCATGAAGCTTCATAGTCATAGTATTACCTTATGCATTGAGTAAAGTTAAAAGGCGCTCACGCGCTAATTTTTGATTAATGGCTTTTTGCAGGTCACCACTGTTGCGGGCCTCTTTCCAAGCTTCCATTGAGCGGACTGCGGCGCCTGCATCTTGATAGGCGGGATACGTTACGGGGCTAACATCAAATAAACGGGAAACCTTGTGAATTTCACGAATAATTACCCCCTCATCATCTTGGTACCAATCCTCGCCATCGCGAGCGACTCTAAAAGCAAATGAACTTTGATTGATATCACCTCGCTGCATCGGAGCGAGTACTAAATCACGGATAGTTTGTGTGTCAGGCGCAGTAATGTCATAGACCAAACCACGTTCACTGACGCTTAACGAAAGCGTACCTGCTGCGGTTCTCCCTAAAATATAGTTAGGATCATGATTGAATAACCCACGAACATCATCTTTAAGTACATCGTCGAAAGCACCCGGCTTAATAATTTCTTTAAACCCGTACATCAATTCAGAACGTGAATCGAAAACAGAGCCCAACCCGATGATATGGGTGGGTTTATTATCCTCTCCTGGTTCTGCTCTAACTTCGCCTACATAGCAGCGTGTTTCTTGATTACTGCTCATCATTATCTCCTTTGGGTTTTTCTGTCTGACTACCCACAGGCTGAGCAGCGTTAACGCTGACTAACATTTCGTCCAGCCCATCAACGGGGTTCATATCTTCGAAAGCACGCACTTCATTTCGGCTCATCCAGCCATCAGTAATGCCGTAATGATAAAACTCAGCACGCTCCTTTGCAGTACCACGCAATAAACCCGCAAGATTAAATCGAACGTAGAAACCTGCACGGCGCTCTTGTCGTGTAAATAAACGTCGGTTTAATTCCTGCTCCCAGTTCACTGTCCATGGCATGATTGAATGCCGAACAAACTGAATCGCTTGCTCTGAAATGTTAGAGAAAGTGGCTTTTTCAAGGTCATTTATCATATGAGCGGGCACATTAAAGATACCGGCTATCATTGAACGATTGAGTTTCAGCATATCAATGAGTTGAGCATCAACAGGGGAAACTGTTAATGCTTTATAGTCAAGATCTGCAGGAATGAGCATCGTTTTGTTCTCCTGACTACGGAGGGCAGCACTTGCCTTTTGCCACATATCTTTTATCCGTGCCCAGCCATCTTTATTTAGTTCGCCTTTAACCGATAAAATCCCTGCGGGTCTGGCATTCCCACCAAAAAACGAACTGGTATATTTCTGACCACTCATACCCATACCAATGGTTTCTGCATGCTGAGCAATAGGACTTAACCCCATGCGCTGGTTGTTACCCAAGGCTCGAATATGGATCATGTCGTCTGGACTGATTGCAAAATTACCGAGTTCATTATAAACACCGTAGGTATAGCGCCCTCCTGTATTGAGCAATGTGGTTTCCCAAGGCATACACGCTTCAAGGTTAGTGACCTCGCCTTTACGGTTACGGACAACCTGTGTGTAGCCATTCCCCCAGCCTAAAATGTGACGATGCTTTGTTTCACGCCATTTATAGCTAGTTTGCCATTCGTTTGGCTCATCATGAACCAAGTAAAATAGTGGATGATCACGTGCCGTTTCGACTTTATTGCCTGATTTGCGCATCACGTGTAGTGGCATTTGAGCAATTGAGGAAGAAAGCACGGAAATACAAGCGTAAACAGCCCCTAATTTCATCGATGTTTCAGGGCTTACATGTACATCTGCCGTAAATATACCGTCAGTATCGATAGAGTCGGCCGTAATCGGTACCGAGGGATTTTCAATATTCGTTAGTTCATCATCACGAAAAAGCGCATTAAGAAGCACGTTTCCCCCTCATTGCTGCCACTAATGCATAAACCACCAGCGTTGAACCACCGATCATCAATGTATTGGGGAGCCCATAGTTTAGATAACAGCCTGCCATCACCGCCCCAAAACCGACTAAGGCAGTGATATCGAGAAATAAATTTTTCATAGGAATAGTAAATCTTCGTCTGGGTTGAGTGAGGAAAGAAAATCGCTATCTTCATGCAGCATCGCCCGTCCGATAGCCATAATTAACGCGACAGCACCGTCAATTTTATTTTCATTCTGCTCTTTTATGGGTCTAACAACATCATCGTTACCCGGTAAATATTTACCCACCACATTCCCCATACACCATGTCATGATGGGGTTACCGTCATGATGAAAAACGCCCTGAAGCAATCGCGGCTTCAAGTTCTTTCATTGGATCAGACATATTTGTGTAGTTTTGAACAATGGTGATAGGGTTTAATCCCTCATCAGCCAGTTGGTGAGATAAGTTTGTTGCACCGTGAGGGTCAATCGGGCTTTCATCAATCGGGTTATTCAAGTTATCTGCTTTGGCATCTTCTAAAATAACGCGATAATCAATTTCAGCGCCATCGGTTAGCTTTAAATGGCCCGTTTCCACCCACTTTCTAAACCGTTCTGCAGTTCGCTGATTTTCAATATCTGAGCTAAAAACAGCGTCATAAGGCACATAAAAGCTCGGAGAGATGCAGTAATAGTGCCGCTTGCCGTCAATTTCACGAGTAAATAACTTAACCCGTGAGTTCATATCCAATTTTCTGGCCAGATCGAGTGCCTGAACACAAGATTGCCCTTCAAACATTTCTAATGTTAGGGTTTTATCTTCACACTCTCGCCAGCTCAACATATTGAAATACGCTGAACGCGCTGAAACCCAGATATTTAAATGCTTTGTTTTGAAGATACTGGCAAGTCGAGGGTTATTTTTTGCTCTGTTTTGCTGGCTAATCAGAAAATCACTGTAGACAGAAACACCCATGTTTGGGTTAGCTTTCTTCAGTGTATTAGGATCTGTCCAATCGTCGCCGTCGTCTACGGTATAAATGACACCAAATAATTCATCATTCGGTACCGTACCATTCAACATTTCAATCACTTCGCGGCGCTTATCGTAACAAGGCCCCTCAATGTTATAACCTGCTGTAGTGATAGCCCACATCAACGGCTGTCGCCTTGCCCCCATTCCCGTTAACATCGTTGTATAAAGCGAATCTGTATCATGTTCGTGATACTCATCGACAATGGCGCAATGGGGCGATTGGCCATCCCCCGGATCACCGATAAGCAGCTCAAACCGCGCACCATCTTCAGGGCGGTTCATGTTTTTTGCATTGACTTCAATACCAAATGCTTCCGTGAGTAACGGTGTTCGCTTGCACATCAATTTTGCAGGCCTGAACACTTCCCACGCTTGCTTTTCGGTTGTTGCGCCTGAGTAAACTTCGGCACCAAATTCGTTATCACATGTAAAACAATACAGTGCGACACCCGCAGAGATAGCCGACTTGCCATTTTTACGGGGGATTTCAGTATAAACTTCACGGAAACGCCTGAGCTTTGTGCCCTTCTGCACCCAGCCAAACGCGCAACAAACGATAAAAAGTTGCCACGGTTCAAGCGTAATAGGCATGCGCTTAAACGCCCATTCCCCCTTTGTGTGGGGTAATAACTGAATGAATTTAGCGGCTTGTTCTGCTAAGTCTTTATCAAATCGATAGCGGAATTTACGCCCTTTCTCTTGGGCCATATCATCAATGTGTCGTTGGCAAGCATCAATCACGTACTGACACGCCACAATCTTGCCGCGCACCACATCACGCGCATATTGATTTGCTGCATTGACGTTCGGGTAAGATTTACGGCTCATGATGAAATGATCCTCATAAAGGGGTTATCTTGTTTCTTTTGCCCTGCCATACCAATTAACCGCTGGCGACTGCTCGGATCTAAACCCAACATTGCGCCAGTACGATCCATTTCACTTTCCTGCTCTTTTTTCGTCGTTAAGTCAGGGTTTTTTATCGGTCCACCGGTTGCACCAGTTAAGCGAGTTCCGTCTCGCATGATTGCAATAACTGCATTGCGCCAAATATGGTAGGCCACACACCAGCGCTCAAGCACCGCAAGGTCGGTAATGCACAGAATACCTTGCCCGCAGAGTTCTTTTATCGTCAGCTCCCACATGACAATGGCTAGCTCTAACTCGTTCTCAGTGAACCAATCAGGTGGTGCCACACCTTTTAGTGGCGTGAATACCGGTTCATCTTTATTTAATGCTCGTTTCCCCGGATTGCCGGCCAATTCTTTTCTGGCCGTAGGCTTCGGGCGACGACCAGATTTGCCCGGAGTGCCAGCCATAACAGAACCTCCAATAAAGCATTAATAATCATCAATGCCCGGTAAATAGATTTGTGCTTCAGAAACAATTCGCTCTCTTGCGGTAAGCAATAATTGTTTACGTCCACCCGATCCCCAATTGGCCATTGTTCTTGCACAACCGCTGACATTTTTGGTTTCAGTGTTGATGATGTAATCCAATTTATTCAATCTCGATAACACATCGAGGCCTTTACGAGCGGCATCACGGAAAGTGTTATAAACCAAAATTTCAAATTCAGGTTTTAGCCAAGCAGCGTAACGAATAACAACAAGCTCTAAAGCCCAAGTACCTTGATTTAACCCGCCTTTTATTACTTTGACCGATGCACTTTTTGTTGCATCGCTCAAAGCTTGGACAAATCGTTTCACTTGGCGGCTTTTTAGAAAGACACCAGGGCGCTGTGATTCCGTTGCTTTTCCGTCAGCTACTGCCGCAGCATGCAAATCATTGAGGTTATATCGCCCCTCACTATCAACTCTAACTGAAACTCCATTGATACTTACTTTGAGGTAGTTCATGGTGTGGATCCTTATAGAAAAGCGAACCTGTTCACACAGAAATACCGCCCACAGAAACACCATTACGGGATTTCTCAGGCTCGACTTTCTGTAAGGCTCTGTGGTTTTTAATTTATGCGCTGTGAATGCGCAGATACAAAAAAAGCCCCGCAATTGCGAGGCTATTGATTTTCAATACATAAATTAGGCTAAACAGTCAGCCAGTTTTAATTTCATTTTTCGCGGATATAAAAATTCACCTGAAGCGGCAGTCCTAGAGGGTGAGAGTGGTAGGGATTTTACCCGCCCCTCCCCCATAGATGATAATTATTATCATTCATATGAATATTCATATATAACAGCTACTTGCGTAATCTCTCTGTTGCTGTCTTCCTTTTATGGCAAGGCCAGCATAGTGATTGCAAGTTACCATCATCATCAGTACCACCATGTGCTTTAGGTATGATGTGGTCGACAGTCTTGGCTTCTACAGCCCGAGGTAGGCAGTTTTGACAAAGGTGTTTATCACGCTGAAGGATGCGAGACCGTATCTTATCCCACTTGGAGCCGTAACCTCGTTCATGTCGGCTCTTGCCGGGCTGGTGGTTCTCCCATCCTGTACTTATATGATCTTGGCAATATCCGCTCCGGTCAGTGGTTGTCTTGTTGCACCCGCGCTTACGACATGCACGAGGGATACGTGGTGGCATGCTCAGCACCTCCTTTTCTATCGCATAGCTCGGTGCGATGGACCACCTTGCGCTATATCTTTAATAATGACTTCCTTAACATTTTTCTCGAAGGCTTCGTCTCTAGCTTTAATTGCTCTAGCGACCTCATCAAAACTCGCAACTGAAACTGTATGCTACAGATCATAATTGTAGTTAACACCCATGGTTATTTTAACCATAGCTTCTTCCGCACCTTTTGCAGCTCCCTCTTTCGCGGCTTTTCTCATAGCGTCATTAAAGGTTGTCGATGTTATGAATGCACTATTAATAAACGTCTGCCCATCATTGATGCCAAAATATGGATCAGTAACAAACCCATCTTTAGCTGGCTGCTTCAGCCCAACGCTAATCATCAGCCTTTCAATGCGCTTTAGTTGCGCTTCCAGCTTATCTAAGTCAGTGCTATCGACTGATATCTTTATAGATAGGGTGGCTATTTCTTTTTTATCTGACATGACTGTCTCCATAAATGAAAAAGCCACCAGTGATTAGCTGATGACTGTTTATAATTTAATTAATATATGTTTATCTATAAAGCATTAATCACATTAAGATTATCAGCATTAAATACAATAAAAACATTTACCTTCAATATTTAAATCTGTTTAAGTATCATTGATATTTAAGAGGATATGGTAATAAACAACGCATGTTAATCCTAGTTTTGTTTCCATTCCTAAGTTCCCAAACGTGTTGTCCAGTTATCCCTGTACTGGGCATTTTTTTTATCTTTTCAGGTTCAATTTCACTTATTGGCCTCTTCACACATATTGAATATCAACTACTATCTATGACTGCTAGCTATAAATAGATATTCTAAGTGAGTTCGCCAATTTCATCATTTAACAACGCTCGAAATAAGATTATCAACATTTAACTTCAAGACACATAAAAACAACAACATTAAATATCGTTTAATTCTCATTGAAGTTTAGTTCTTTATAGTTACTCCTAGTTCATTGTCACCCTAGATTATTGGCTCCAAACAATAGCGTGTAGTGTTTTGCCCAGTTCATCTCCCGTCTGGGCATTTTTTTACTCATACTTTCCCTATTATGATTTTGCTTGGTTTCTATAAAGAGAAAATAGCTCGTTTACAAGATATAAAGCATATGTACAATTATCCTATTACGGCTATATTTATCATTAGTACCCTTCTTATTTTCGTTGTAATTTTTCTAGTTGTGGATAAAAAAATTTGTGATTTATTTAAATTTCTCATCTACTTGATGACTGGCATCGCTTTGTGAATTATTTTGTTTTTCATCGATACTATTTTTTTTAACTAATACAAAAATCAAAAGCCTGCACTAGTGTGTTATTACACTATTCTTTCTAGCCGCTTCAATCTCTCGAATAGCTTTTTTGTCTAAATTACATTGCTCGATAACTGTTAGTAGCGACTCATTTATCAATAGAGAGTCACCCCAAGGAAATGTCTCAGGGATGTACTCAGGCAAACAGTCATTGAGTAGATGGGCTGGAATGGGTACTGATGGCGTTTGAACGAATTCTATTCGCGTGGTTGTGCAGCTCGATAGTAGCGCCACTAGGAGCATCAAGGGGAGCGCATTCATTACCCACAAGAACAGTTTTGATAATGGTTTTGACCTTTTCAGAAGCCACTGCCGCCGCATCACGTTCTCTAAGGTTATTTCGTGAGATTTCATTAAACGTTACCGAAAGTTCTAAAACGGTGGATAATATGAATTGATTTGCAGTCGCCTCATTTTCTAATCGCTCAATATCTTTTTTTACTAAAACATTGCTGTCATAAAGCGTTGTAGCCCACCAGCTCACAGCAAATAGCGCCAAAAATAACCAGAATGAATTATCTATTTTCATAAGTTCACCTGCTTACCTCGGTAGTGATCTAGGGCTTTTTGACATCGCTTTTCTAAACTTACCTTATCAATACTGCAGGTATCGTCTCTGAGTACATATACGCCAGTTGCCAAGTAGATGGGGAATCCGATAATGAAAACGGATATGCATAAGCGAACTCGCCAAGGCATACGGCTTTTTCCACTTCCCGTCTTGTCATTAACCCTTTCCATTTAATGCCCCCAGCATATATCCAGCGTTTAAGTTCATTACATGCGCCAGCTTGGTCACCAGCGTTGAGTTTTTTTAGTAGCGTAGAACGTGAGAATGCCCCTGTTCCTACGTTATAAGTGAATGAGTAAAGTGCAGCTCTGGTGTAGTCAGGAATATTGACCTTAATTAAGGGATTCACTGCTTTAGCGACAATTGCCAAGTCTTTTTCTAACAGCGCTTCACACTCGGCTTTCGTATAAGTTTTTGTGGGAATAATTTCAGAGCCTGTGTGCCCATAACACACCGTGAGTACTCCAATGGGGTCAAGATAAGGGTTAGGGTCATACCCCTCAAACTCAGTAACCATTGCAACAGTTAATGTCATCAATCCACCAGCTGCAGCGGCCATTTTTATTTTATTTGGTATCTTTGGCATGAGCCGCCTCTTTGCGCTTATCTTCTTTTCGTTTGAAATATAAATTTGTCAAAAATGTAGCTACACCTAAAAGCAGGCTTCCCAACACCCCAATTGCTGCCCACTGCTCAGATGAGAAACCATCTAACAATTGTTTTAGCCAATAGAATGTTGAACCCGTAGAGGCAGCATAGGAGGCGCCAGTTGTTAATTTGTCCATACGCATATACCACCCCCTACGGAGTGCCCGAAATTTAGTTAATAGAAAGCCACCAGCAATAGCAGCTAGATTTTATTTGTTGTTTTAGTAGATTGATTTGAGTTTTGTGGATTAGAGCGAGAATCAACAAAGCTTACATGAGTTGGAATAACAGATTGTTTACCTATGGAGCCTTCAAGATGCCCATTTTTATCATAGCTCGCCATTCCACCATTAAAGGTTAACGAAACGCCCGTGTCTGATATATTAATCATCATAATATTTTTAAGGTCCACGCTTCCTCCTAAGGAACTGATATGAACAAGCAGATATTTATAGACAAAGTTAATGAAATTGGCGTCAATAAACTATTGATGCAAGCCATTCGAACAGAAGATGATATTGGTGCGGTTTTGCGCATTCACTTATTAAGTGAACAACTGGCTGAAGCTTGGATTTGCGCAGCTTGTGATGCCGATAATTTCTTCGGAGAAGGTAATTATTCAGTAAGAATTAATTGCAGCGATAAATTTAAGTTAGCTCGAAATTTAGGTGTTCCAGATGAATTATATAGCAGCCTTAAAATGATTAACTCACTAAGAAATAATTTAGCGCATGGAAGTGGGCATAATTTAGTTTCTGACGAATCAATAAATAAACTCGTTAATTTATTAAAAGGGTTTCAATTGGAAAACCAGTCAGATAAATGGAACATAGACGCCCCCTTGCTTGTAAGAGACCAGGATGGATTGGCTGTTAATGAGTATTCAATTAACGATAAGAATACACCAAACAGGGTGAAACTATTCATCTGTTTTGCATTTTTAATGTCTAGGCTTGCATTCTATCTTGGAATAGAAGCGCTAGAGTTAGAATAAGACGGTCACAAAGCTATTGAATGAAAACGACTAATCCCATCTGAGCACACTTCAAGCGAACCGCCCTTATCTTTAACGCGGCAGACAACTTGAGTAGATTTAGTATGGTCAATTGATTTCTGACTCAGAGCCGAACAACTCAATAAAGGCATTCTTAACATCCCGAGCCAATCTAGCCATTGGCTCTTTTTCCATGTGAGGTCCATCCATAATTAATCGAGACAAACAATTGGCAGCAACTAATTGAATGTCAGCGGGTAAGTCTTCAAATTTCATAACTACCTCTCTTAAATAAAAAAAGGCCACGCAATGCGCAGCCCTTGGAATAATTTTTGGAATATTTTGTTGTTAGAAATGGTGTTGTGGAGGCATACACTGAGAGTGTATGCGTTCAGGTTCCCCATGGCGTGTGTGCTTCTATCCTGATAAGTACAGATAACCCATGCGAGTTAGCCAATCAGCCTTGGCATTCTCCACAATGAAAACCCTACTCGCTTTAATGCCGCTATGTGCAAGATAGAAGCTGGCAAATAGAGTTTTCATTGTAAATTGGTGAATTGCTATTGGTTATGGCAAAACATCATCCAAATACTGTCTATTCTTTCAGATAGTAGTGCGTCCTCTCCGCCTTCTATAATTGGAAAAGAGAGCAAAGTTAAGCCTTCTGGAGGAGTGTATACTTTAACTATAAAACGCTTAAACCCATCTGGTAAGTGATCCTTGTTAAAGGTAAATACCTCTCCACATATATACCCCAGAACACCACCATTTGAGGTCTTTTTGTTGTAAAAATATTCCATGTTTCTAAATTCAGCAGCTTCTGGATAAGCTAATAAATTTGAAACATTGATTTTTGATTGTTCAATGGGGTCAAAATCAATTGTTTTGGTAATCGAAGCCCCAAATATAAAAGAGATTACCATTAAAAATAAAGTAATGAGGCACAATCCACCCCGTGATTTGACTCGCTTGATTTTCATATTTAATTATCCCAGACCAGATATACTTTAAATATCCAATGTATCCAGAATAGCAAAAACCCCGCTAAGATGGCGAGGTTTCATTCTATAAGTTAGGTGACAACGTATTCACTCTTATCACAATATCATCAAATTTGCGTAGCGCACTAATACTTTTTTAGGAATACAGCCCCGCATAAAAGCGAGGCCTTAGATTCGTTCCCTGCCTTGCGTGTAAAGCTTCGCGCAGCATATACGAAAACTATAACTTTATTGCTCAAAAAGTCAATAAATCATTTACCATAATGATAGCTCCTGCCAAATTCATCACACATTGGTCGATAAAGCATAAATTCAGCCACTGATAGCCACGCTTCTACTCTACGTCTACATGTAGATAAAGATAAATCAGGGTGTCTATCACTCATTTCATTAGCGATGCAGAAGTTTGATTTTTTATAAACATACCGTTCTTTCAGTACATTCAATAAACCAGCATCAGCTTTCATAACTTCACAAATGACCTTATCCATTTTGCCACCTTCAGCATCCGAACAGAACCACATGCTACTGAGTGCTTTTTTATCCTTAAACTCTTCCAAGAACATTAATAGCGTTTCTTTAGATAGCCCTGATGTGCGCATTCTCTTCATTGCATCTTTTAAGGCTTTTTTGGTAATTGTTGGCTCTTCTAATAACTGGTTAAACATGCCTGCAGCATCTGGTACCTTGCTAAATGCCGCCCATCGTCCCCACATCTTTAAACGTCCACGGATCCACACGCTTTCCAATGTACGTAATTTAAAAATGTTCTTCGCCTTTACCTTTCGTTAATGGATAAATCACTTAATACCTCTTTAGTAGGCCGCACCCTACGTTAACCGAAAACACCCAGCGCCGCTGAACGCTCTAGGAATCGAAATAAAAAATCTATTTGGCTTCCATGCTCCCGCTCCCACCCATTTGGATCTTTATGTAACTCGCTGTGGTGAATGCGACATAATGGAATAGTGAACAAATCATGAGCTTTAGTACCCATCCCACCCTGACCATGACCGATTAGGTGATGTGCATCGTCCGATGTAGCACCGCATACGCAACATGGCTGTGATTTAACCCACTGCAGGTATTTATCATTTGTCCAGCGCTGAGGTTTTGGCTTTAGCATAAAACTAGCTGGTGGCTCGGGATCGATGGTTAAATTTAATACAGGTTTTGATACCCGTTCATCACCAACTACGCCGCTGAGGTATTGGTCAGAAAGAGAGATAAGGCCTGATGGTTTATGCTTTAGCTCCTCAGGTAAGGTCATGAGCAACATTCTTCCACTGAATGTATTTAAATGTGCTCCTGGTCTAAATATCACCGCACTAAGCTCAGGTATTAATATTGGAGTTAATATCCATTGGTGGCTCATGATATTTTCTCCAGTTCTGCATTGAGGGGTCTTATCTCAATTTCAAATCGACCACCTTTTATGACTTCACACCAAGTGATATCAACATGCTTAACTTGCTCATCATCTTTCCAAATATTGGCATGGGTGATGGCGTCAAATGGTGCTTTTAGATAGTTATCAATATCCCTTCTGTGATAAGTGGGTGGGAACATCTTCACAATGACGGATACATTTTCAGTAATTACCCTAGGCCTTAGTCTTAATTGGGTATAAATAGCAGCTATTGCACTAGCCCGGAATGCCCGCCCTTTTGCACTGATTAACGTTTTACCGTTGATGTTCCGCCAGCAGGCATTAACACTTGGAGGAAATGGCAATACAAGGCTTAAAGATCCAGACATATTTGTCCTCCACCAGCGACGATAGAAAATTCTCTACCATTAGCATTCAAATACTTATTCCAGTGAGCTTTGCGAATTATTTTTGCCTGCTCTACAGTAAAACTAGCTTCGCGCAATCCACCGTTATGCCGACGAACCATAAACCCCTTGTTGTACAGATCTTGGCAAATGGGGCAATAGTCTACAGTGTCCATAAACCCAGCAGGGCCAGAGAAAAAGATATTACTTTGCCATGTGGCACACTCACAGCACATGGGAGCATCACAGGTGTGATTTTTTCTTAGAGTTATCATATTGCCGTTTTCATCCTCATCGGCATCAAAACCAAGAACAAAATCACACAGTAAGGTTGCTTTACCACCACAGAACATGCATTTATTGCTAGCCATTTGTTACCACCTTATTCCAAATTGCTATTGCTGATGGCTTATCATTTACTGCAGGGCCTTTCGCCCCACAGCCGTGGCAATAAACGTAAAACCATGTGCGATATTCGAGAGTTTGAATGTGCAAATCTTCACTACCGCATTTGCATTGATTGATTTCTGGCATTTTGTTTTTCACTGTCTAACCTCCGCCAGTAATGCATTGAATTTTAATATCAATGGGTTATGCGTTTTCATTAACTCTTTAACATCACACTTAACATGCCGATTTGTTTTTGCTCTATATCTCTTGCTTTTATTGTCTAGTTCGACTGTTTTCTCATAAGCATCTTGCTGAAGCACATAAATACTAAAAGCTCCTTCTTTTCTTTCTGTTTTCTTTATCGCTTTAGCCCTGAGCAAAAAATCTATCGTGATTTTTGTATGACTGTTAGATGATGCATATATGCTTCTGATTTTCTTAGTTGTTATTTCGTTACCTGCTTTAAATTCATTTGCTATTCGTAGATATAATGGAGTCACGCCGCCACCTCCAGTTTTTTAGCTAACCACTGCGCTTGCTCTATAAATGCCTTACCGCGCTGCTCTAGTTCTTCCCTGCTGATATAATCAAATGCTTTTCCATTCCATGTTTTATCGAAAACAACGATTGCCCCGGCAAAGAATGCGCCGGTTGGTTTTTGTTTTTCATCAGCGGGGATAAACCACTTCGGAACATCAAAACCAATGCGCCCACGGATAAAACAGATGTGATCTGCATTTTCTGGCCACCACACTTCGCTCGTTGCTGCTTTCAATAAAAAGACATAGCGACCACCTAGCTCCCGCATTGCTGAAGCATGAGACATAATGTGACGAACGCCTGTGATTGCCTGCTTTTCGTGATATGAGCTACGGGAGTACGGAGGGTTACCAAAGGCAACACCGCCAATTACTTTTAACTTCGCTGACCAATCTTGAGTGAGGGCGTTATCTTCAGCACTGTAGAAATAAGGTGCTTTGCTGTTTTCACCATCAGTGAATAGGTCTAAGGTGAATGGACCATAGATTGAATTAATGCCACATACGAGATTATCGGGAGATTGCCATTGATCCCCAATCTCATTAAGTTTATGGGTTGGCTTTGACTTCAATAAATTGAGTTTTTTAACATACTCGCTTTGTTCTTCTTCCAGTTCGCATAGCAATGGCTCGCATGATTCACTGCACGAACCAGCATCATAACCACCAGCACCACGAATAGTTGCCGCTATATCATCACGAGAATGATCCGCAAACATTGCAATAATGCCTTCGAGTGAATTATTACCTCGATACATGATTTTATTTTCTTGTTGTCTGCGTTCTACGACACGAACAGATTTATCGGTAATTACATTAAGAAATTGCTGTGCTAACTCCGGCTCGTCACGGGTTGCTAAAGCGATTTTATTAATGCCTTTTTTTACGCAGAAAACGCAGTTACCTAAGTGTTCGGGCAGGTCTAGATCGAAAGGTTGTTCAGCCCACCAGTCAAGAATGTCTTGCTTCTCAACATCACTGATATCCGCTAAATATGAAACGCCTTCACGCTCTTTTAGTCGTTTTGGCTCATCAGCTCTAATACCTAACCAAGTATGATATTCACCAAACGTTTCTTTGCAGTAGCGAGTAAATACTTCTGTTTTCATCGTTCTAGTACAAAAAGCACCATGTACATACGGAGTGCCGTATTTACTGCAGGCATCTATCCACGGTTGTAAGTCATGCCCAATTTCATCGACTGAAATAACTTTATATGTATTTGCTTTACCCAGTTCTGGATCAATGACAAGTCGCAGGCAAACAAGGTCAATATTCCAGTGCTTAGCAACATTACGAATAAACTCATAGGTTTTTGGGTGTTCCGCGCCAGTATCCATAAAGACATGTTTAATTGTTAAATTTTCTTTTGCGGCTTTGCGCTCAAGCAAATGAACCATGAATGCTGAAGTACGACCACCAGAGAAGCTTGATGCGTTAATCATCAAATGGCACCTCGCTGCTGGTGGGATTTAACATACTCGCGCATATGCTTATAACGCTGCTGAACTTGAAAGTGGTCAGCATGATGGTTTAAGTGGCGAAACTTCCTGCAGGTCACTAAATCACGACGGGATTGATTCCATCTGTTGCGAAGCTTGCGAATAGTGCGCCATTTACGTAGCTGTTTGAACATGGCAATCATGCCTAGCACGTCAACGCCATAAATTGTTTTAGTTTCACTACGCATCATGCTGTCACCTCTTTCGCTGCTTGCTCTGCTGCCTGTTGCCAAATACCTACCCACGCCTTGCGACCTACAAAATCCGACATGTTACGAACACCCTGTTTGCCCGCTAATTCAGCTGCAATTTCTTCAATCCGGTTTTTGGGGTTAGCCGTGAACCAATGATCCGTGTGTAAGCATTGTCACGTTCTACCGGGTCTACACTCACTTTTTGTCCACTGGCAAATTTAACAATGACCTTTTCCCATTGCTCGCGGAGCTTGGAGGGGCACAGAATGACTGAATGCCAGAAATCATCGAGGGTAATGCGCTTGTAGAGTTGGCAAATTTCCTTGTGGCTGCGCCCGTCAATTTCACGCATCAGTCGAACTGTATTCGCCCATTCAGTGAAGTTAGGCTTGTCAGGCTCACCAATACCACGCTCTTGAAATAACCACTGCTTCCGCTCAAATAGCCATTGGGCGCACTCTAGGTCTTTTTCCGTTCCCCATTTTTTGAAGTTAGCGCTGTAAATCACCGCCTCTGGGTAACGATTTAAAAAATCAATTTTTGACTGGTCGCTGGATTCGTTAGAATTCTGCGACGAAGAGTTAGTTACTGATGGATCATGTATTGAAGTTACTGACGGATCGCCCCCAGATTCTGACGGGTCAAAACGGTTATTTTTGCTTGATTTTGACGGGTCAGATTTTGATGTAACAGAATTTGACGCATCAGGTTTTGAGGGGTCAGAATTTGACGGGTCAGATTCTGCTGGTTGAGAAAGCGCAGTCATTGCCGCTGAAGCTAATTTATCAACATTTAATTGATAGATATTGCTCGCATTGCGGTTACCTTTACGACGCTTCTCTCTGGATAACCATCCATCCTTTTCTAAATCTTTTATTGCGGTACGAACAGTACTTTCCCCTGCGCCTATTTGCCGGGCAATTGTCGGTACCGATGGCCAACAAACACCATCATCATTTGAAAAGTCAGCGAGACGGGCCATTATCGCAACAGAGGTTATCTTTAAACCTGCACTTGCGCAGCCATCCCATACATAACTTGATAGTTTTACGCTCATGCTGTTACCTATTCGACTTCTGTGTAATATTTTTTGAATTGTTCGAGGGGCTCAAAACAGGGGTGCTCATAGTCATCGAGCATGAAAACAACCCGTTGCCTTGGTTTGTCCCACTCAACAACATGGACAATACGGCCTCGCTTATCTCGGAAGTAACGATTAAGGTTTTTATGCTTTTCATTGCTCATTAACCTCTCTCCCACTGCGGAAATAGTATTTAGCCCAGCTATCTCTTAGGACTTTGCTATCTACCAATTGTTGTTCGGTCTGGTAGTTGCCCGACTTGTCAGCTGACGTTATGATCTCTACATATTGAAACGGACCACATTTTGATATTGGTAAGCAGCGAAATTGCTTTTTATGTTGAAATTGGTTTAAACTGCTCATGCTAGTTACTCCACACAAGTTGTTATTAGCACTAGACGCCTCGGACCGCATATCTGGGGCGTCAACCTTTCTAGCTATGCTCATCATGGTTTAATCCCATAAACACTTTCCAAAGAACCAACAAACCCAAGCGCATAAGCAAAGACTTTTTTCATCTTTCTGTAGATAGCCTTTGTTTCATCTGGTGTTAGAACACCATCAGAAATACTGTCTTTGATTAAAACGCTTAAAGCCCCTTGCATTGCACCAAGGCGCATTTGAATATCAAATAACTCAACCGTATCTAAGCTCTCAGCTTCAATTTTTACTGCCGGTGTAATTCCGTGACGTTCCATGTGATAAGCCACCAGCGCTTTGGTACCTGATAATTCCTCAATCGCTTCAAGTTCATCATTTTCAAAGAAACGACAGCCGTTTTTCTCATACAACTTGTTATTGAAAGTAGTTTCAGAAATACCCAAAGCACCCGCCATCGCTGAACGACCACCAGGGAATGCCTTGCACATCTCTTTCACGACTTCTTTTAATGTTTGTTTGCACATATCTACAATTCCGTTGTTTTGTTTGTAGTTAACTCAGTTAGTTGGTTTTGGTATCGTTTTGGTAAAGCTGAGGATTAAATTTCAATTTTCCTTTTGTGATTTTTTCAATTTGATAAGCTCGCCCTTGAGGAATTATTTCCCCCCACCCACTTACAGATGGATGCTTAATTCCTAAAGCTTTAGCGGTGTTGCATGAACCGCCGAAGTAAGAGATAACATCACTTTTTTTCATTTTGAGGCCTCATAATGTACTGTTCAACCCATAATGTAGGATATCCAACATCACAATGTCAAGAAACTTACAATGATAAATGGTAGGCTATCCTACATGAGCATGGGAGATAGAATTCGCGAAAGGCGAAAAGAGCTAAAATTAACTCAAGAAGCACTGGCTAAAATCGCTGGTGTGAATCGTGTCACCGTTACTGGATGGGAGAAAGATGATTACCAACCTAACGGGGCCAACCTTCAAGCGCTAGCGGAAGCCCTAAAGTGCAACCCTATCTGGTTAGTTGAAGGAACTGGAAGCTGCGATACTCCATATACAAGAGGCTTGTCGGTGTCTGTTCGTGAGTTGCCTGTGTTGTCTTGGGTACAGGCTGGAACTTGGACTGAAACTGATTCAGGGGTTTGCCTTGATGATGTTAACGAATATATAACAACCACACTCAGCCTCTCTAGTGGTGCTTTCGCTTTGCGTGTAAATGGCTCCTCAATGACTACAATTGTTAAGGATGCCTCTATTCCAGATGGCTCGATAGTTATCGTTGAGCCTGATTTGACACGGTTTTCTTCTATAAATGGGAAAATTGTTGTTGCTTATATTCATGGCGGAACAGAGGCAACATTAAAAAAATTCGTAGAAGACTGGCCGAACAGATATCTTATCCCTTTAAATCCCTTCTATAAGACAATAGACTTCGATGAGAACTGCAGAATTGTAGGCGTCGTCAAGCAAGTTTTAATTGATTTTTAACTAACATTGCTACCAATACCCCATTGGTAGCTACTTATATTATCCCTCGTTACTAACCCCCCACCAAAATAAATGTAAGTTTCCCTACATTTTAGCTTGACACATTAATGTCGGATATCCTACATTAAATACATCGAAGCAATGGAGAGAAGCTTATGCAAACCAATTTAAATGAACCAATCGTTACTTTTAGTGTGCCAATGTCGCAGGATGATGTGCGCGAGTGGATACTAGAAAAAGCCAAACAAATTAATAACCTACAAAAACTACGCAATGAACGTGATGAGCTGCAATCTAAACTCGAAAAGCTCGACGAAGAAATTGCAGAGTGCATGGATATGTGTGCAGTTACTGTTAGTGCTTGACTGAATTAAATTGTGTGGAGTACTTAGTATGGGAATGCTTATTTTAACTCGTCGAGTCGGTGAAACTTTAATGATTGGTGATGATATTAAAGTCACTGTTTTGGGTCTGAACAGTAACCAAGTGCGGATTGGTATTGAAGCCCCAAAAGATGTTACTGTACATCGTGAAGAAATTTATCAGCGTATCTTAGCTGAAAATAGTATTGCCACTGCTAGTGATTGACCCTTGTTGTTTTTGGCGGTGTTGTGCCGCCCTTTTTCATAATACATAAGGCCACTGACTTTATGTCAGTCCATACTAGGTAATATGTCTTTATATATTGTCAGTGGTCTTATTTATTGTGTGTGGAGTTAATTATATTTGAGGAAAAAACAAATGAAACGTTTTTCCAATTACTAGCTGTGTTATTTTTAAAGCTGAATTACCCAGCGCCGAAGCTTTAGAAAATCATTTAAAAGAATTACCTTTTGTTGATATTTTAGAGTCACATTCTATTAGCTATGGTTTTATTCCGAATAAAATCACAGGTGAATTAGTTACGCCAATTGAAGGTGGCTATATTATTACTTTTCGTATTGATGAAAAGATACTTCCGAAAGCAGCTATCGCATTTGAAGTAAATAGACGCATTGAGAAATTGAAAGAACAAGGTATCGATGATTTTCTTGAAGCCGAACTAAAGCATATTGCAATAGAAGAAATGTTAAAGGTTGCTTTAACTAAAACAAAAATCATCACTGCCCTGTACCATGTTAAAAAGGGTTTCCTGTTTGTGTCCACAACGCGAAAGCCAGACCACCAAGCACTATTAGGTAGTTTAGTGAAAGCTTGCGGTACTGTAAAAACTGAAACTTTTCACATTGATGATGCAAAGAATGGGATTACAACACGGTTATCTAACCACATTGATAACCAACCACCAGCAGAGTGCTTTGGTCATGACCTTTATCCCGGAAATTTCCTTTTGCTACAACGTAAGCTTGATAAAAAGCTAGAAACCCTAAAATATGATGCTGAACTTAATTTAATTCGTGAGCAAGTTAAAGATTCAATTGATAGTCATTTTAAAGTTTGTTTAATTGAATTAAGTACCTTTGATATTAGCTTTAAGCTCACAGATGATTTTGACTTTAAAAATATCAAACCATTAGTAGAAATTGACTGTGACGGAGATAGAGTTTTTCGCTATCGACACACAAACGCAGTATTTATGTTTCACATGGTTAATACAATTGAGCTATTGATTGAATTATTAAAATATAAAGAAGAATCAGAGTAACTATTTAACCAACACCAAGGAATTTAATTCTCTTTATTAAGAGACAGACTCTTATTATCTAAATTTTGTGTGGAGTATTAATTATGTCGAAAGAACTAACATTAAGTGAATTATTAACTCAACGTTGCGTTGAGTTTGCAAATAGCGAACAGGCCGTAGAAATTATTGATAAAGGTATCACTAAATTATTTACCAGTGTTGTTGATGATGCCTTTCGTTCCTATGGTGATTTCGGTAAGGCTTTTAATAAGGCAATGGAAAGTGCCTTACCAGCGAATATAGAGGATGTAGTTGATTTGAAAAAATACAACACGCTGGTTGCTGAAAAAATGCGTAACTCTTGGGAGGATTCAGGTATTGAGGCTGATTTACAAGAAAAAGTTATCGCTTTAGTAAAAGATTTCACAAGTGACGATGAGTGCCCTAAATACATAAAAGCATCTGATTTGTGGGAGGCATTTATAGAGGATAAAAGCGAGTCAGCAATGGAAAACCAATGGGAGTCACCGCAAGTCTTTATTAATGATGAGTATGATGGGTTTATTCAAGTCGGCATACATCCAGAAGAAAGGTCAACATCAAGATACTCATCTAATTCAGTTAGCGCATATAGCTGTGATTATAGCTTCCATTTAAGTATTCAACGCACAGGGGGTTACCGCAGCGAACCTCTACTGCAGGATGGTAATAATGTTTATGAGTTAATTGGGGGTAAGGTAAATGACAGGATTTTAGGTAAGAAAATAGTTAAAGCATATTCCCGTTTCGACAAATTAGTCTTAGCGCTTTATTACGGTGGGAGTCTCTTGGTGTGGGATGAGTCACCAGAAGGTATTTGTTATAGCAATGGCTGGGATTAATGAGAGGCTGATTATGTCCAATGAAATTAAATTTGATGCAGATATATTACTCGAATCAGTTAACGCCCATGGTGCTGATGGTCATGTTTACAATGACACAAAAAAAACGCTTCTTTAATGGCGCTCAAATACATACATCACCAGTAGTTAATATCGATACTTATCTGGCAGATGGTTATATACAAACAGTTAATTCAGTTTACAGAATTATTGTGTAGGGGGTACATATGTCTATTAAACCTGAATTAGTAGAACGCGACGAAAATGGCTACTGGGCTCATTCTCAAATTCCTGTAAGTGAAGATATTGAATTTTTAAAACAGAGGTTTGATAACAACTGTCTTGAAATTTGCGGTGTCTGTATGGATGGAGATATTGATGAAAGTCACCCAACATTCAAACGCTATTTTATAGATGGTGATTGCGATATCTCAGGGTGGGTACCGAGCAAACCGCAAGGTGATGGTTGGTTTATCGGTGGTATTTTTGAATCAGAAGATGGCCCTGTTTGTTCATGGCTAAGACCAGATGTAGCAAAACTAAAGGCGAAATTCATCAAAGCGCATAAGGAAGCTGAAAAAGCTGCATTTGAATATTTCTGCGCCTGTGATGTTGGTGATGAACGGATCCAAGCTAGTGAGGTTTATGAGCGCATTAGAACTGCTACACGCATAGGTGGCTGACATGAAGAAAAAAATACAAGTTGCTTGTGATTATCAAGGTTATGACTTCGGCGCTCACTATATTGATAGTCAATGTATTGATGGTTATCTGTGGGATTTGGATGCTTGTGATGGTAGTGGAAATTTATACGAACCAATGGAAACTATTCCATGCCCTAAATGTAACTCAGATGCATGGTTAGAAAATTATCGCTGGTTGTTTATCAATGATGGCGCTAACCATGGCTGTACAGGTTTGCCATTCAACAAAATTGGACGCCTATATATTAACGAGGAAATTAGAGCCAAGCCCGGCGCAGTTAAGAAAATATACCGCTGGTTAAAGCGTGGTTATTACTATGGATTAAAGAATCGCCACTAGCTCGCAGGGATGCAATGAAAAAAACCGCCGACTTAGACGGTATAATTACTACAAGGGAATTAATCATTAAATGAAGCTTACACGTGGCTTCGATAACCAAATTACACTAATACAAACAAATAGATACTTTTATTTGGATAATTCGCAAAAAAAATGCCGCCACGGAGCGGACGGCAAGGGATTGTCTAGATATGTTTATAGTTTCTCTGTGTAAGCAATTTAAGCATAGTTAAGCCATGGAATTTAGCAAGGAAGTAGATAAAAAAAAGCCGACACAGGGAGAATCGGCGAAAGTTGCACAGCTTGTTATTAATCTTTCAGGCTTAAGTGTAGGTGATAATTAAATATTTGCCATAAAACGTTTTAATCCTAGCGATTAAATATATGCAATAAGAGGAATGAATATGAGTAAGCAGATGCTTCTATATGCAAGAACGAACAACCAAGGTTCTACATGCAGCACTGAGGTTGGTTATACAGAATCAGAATGGGCGAAATTATCTGAAGATGAGAGGTTGGAAATTATAGCTGAATTTACGGGTGATGTAGTCGATTTATGAGTACGGCCAGAAGATTAAAGGTGGAGTGATGGATAAATCAAGACAGCAATTTGAAGCGGAAATAAAGTCACTTAGCGACCCGTCAGAATTTGAATTAAAACTTAAACGTGCAAATAACGGATCAAATTACGCTGACCAATATGTAGATTTAATGTGGATTAGTTGGCAAGCATCACGAGAAAGTTTAATTAATAGCTTACCAGAAAGCATTAATTGCCCTACCGCACCAGAATTAATATGGCTACAGGTTGCCCCTGAACCAGAGGATATAAATAAACCTGTATATCCAGTTAATTTATATAGCGGCGATGTAACTTGGAGTTCGAGCAGGGAGTTCCCAACTGACACCTTATATGTTCGGGCGGATTTTTTATTTCAATCCGTAAAACAATGCTAAAAGTATCAGAACTGAAAGCATGATTATAGCCAAAGCACCAATGAGACAGCTAATGCCTCTAAATAGACAAGATGCCACATCAACCCAGGTTGTATTTTTTCTATTACGTCTCATTTTAGCCTCCTTGGCACAAGTTACTAAATTAAATAACTGTAATTTTAATATACACCCCATAGATAAGGACTAGCAATGAAATATAAACACTTAATGGTGAGCATTATCCACCAGCATTTAATTAAACCAGTTAACAACGATATTTAATATTTAAATCTGTATGCGGCAGATGTGGAGATAATTATGTCTAGTGGAAAACTTATGAAAGCTAGCGCATGGGCCAAAAGAGAATTCGAGGATGGTTCAATACCCGATAATAGAACCATAAAAACGCTGGGTAACGATTGGTGAAGTGCGAGGAAAGATCGTTGATGGCGCGGCTTGGGTTTATTCTTCAGAAAAGTGGGGTGTTGAGTCTGATATTGCATCATGCGTAAGTGATTTAATAAGGGCTTCATAAAATGAAAGGCAGACCGCGTAAAAGAGAGTTCAGGCATTTGCCTGACTTTCTTTACTATGATAAAGCTGAGAAACAATATCGCTTTACACTAGTTAATGGCGTCAGAAGAAGAATAGGCGCTGATAAAGCTAGGGCAATTGCGATAGCCAGAGAATATAACAATATAATGCGTCCTGAGAGTGCTGTTTCAGTCAAATCATTAATTGTTGATTCTGGCGGCACAAACGGCGAATCTCTGCCATTTTCCGAGCATCTGAATAAATTGTTTGCTCGAATGGTGAATGATGAACAGCCATCGGAAAGCACCCTTAGCGATTGGACTAAAGATCTAGAAAGGGTTAAGGCTTATTTCAATGATATCACACCAATTGAGGTAACACTTGAGCATGTGAACGGGTTCATTAATGAATTTCATGCTGAAGCTTCCGCGAACGTTCAAAATAGAAAAGTTGGCTTTCTAAAGAAAATATTCAGTTATGCAATGGATGAATCATTAATGCTAGATAATCCTGCAGAACGTAAGAAAATGAAACGTGTCGATGGGAAAAAACGCCGCCGCTTATCTTATGATGACTTTCTTAAAATCCGTGCATCAGCTGAACCTTGGTTACGAACAGCTATGGATTTAGCACTACAAACAACACAAGCCCGGCTTGAGGTTTCTCGTATCAAATACAACATCAAAGCCCCAAAAAATAATACCTGTGGTTGTGTTTGGTTTGATGAAGAAAAGGATGGTATATACGGCATGATCTATATTCACAGACAGAAAGTGCAACATAAAGAAGCATCTCATATCGCGATCCCTATTGGTAAAAAACTAAAGGAAATCATTGATAACAGTCGTGACAACGTAGCAAGCCCATATATTGTACATAGATTACCTGTTCGCTTGCCGAACAAGATTAGCAAAGAAGTTAATCATCCTACTCAAGTCGCCCCCGACTATCTCAGTCGCGCTTTTTCAGCCCTAAGGGATCGTGTTGGTGTTGCTGCTAATTTACCACAAGATGAAAGACCGACGTTTCATGAAATTAGGGCATTGGCTGCATTTATGTTTAAGCAACGCGGGTTTGATCCTCAGGCACGTATGGCCCACAGTGATGCTGAATCAACAAAAATTTATACCGAAAATCATGTTGATTGGATTGAAGTGCCGCACTGTGAAATAGCTTAAATGGCCGGGTAAAAGTCGACTTAACTAATTGATGTATATAATGCAAGTTTTGCATATTAAGCACTGTTTGCATGAACAGTCGATGGGTTTATTTTCCTTTCAAATCAATGGTGTTTATAGTTTGCTATCGGGGTCATGGGGTGTCGGGGGTCGTAGGTTCAAATCCTATCATGCCGACCAAAATTCCCTAAGAAAACCAACCTATTACGGTTGGTTTTTTTGTATGTGTGATTTTAAAAAGGTAAAATGGCGGTAAAACTGGTGTAAAACCCCGACATGGTTATACTAGCTTTAACCAACTGCTTATACAGTCCAAAATACTCTCAATTCAATTGATAGATAGGTATACATGCCTATTTAAGCGCTACTTATTCATATTAATCTTTTACCTAAACCAATCCTATGCTGTAATATTTTCAAATTAAGACATTTAGCATTGATAAACAACTGATTGATAATGAAAACTAACTTTAGAGCCGCAACACTAATTGATATAAATGCTATATTTTCCATAGATACCATTGCGACGACAGAACGCTATGAAGACATTACCCAATGGCTCGAACAAGAAATATGTTATGTACTGGAAGCCAACAACGAAATATTGGCGTATGGTGTTCTACATTATTATTTCTATTCCCATGCTTTTATAGAGTTATTAATGGTAAATAAAAACCATCGTCGGCAAGGCCTTGGACTCACCTTAATTAATAAACTAAAAATGCAGAGTAAAACCCCAAAAATTTTTTACATCTACAAACCAATCGAATACAGCCACTCAACAACTCTTAATAAAAGCTGGCTTTATTCCTAGTGGATACATTGAAAATTTAGATGATAATGATCCCGAACTTATCTATTGCTATATATCTGATTAAAACCATCTAAATGGTGAACTATAATAGCGCTTTATTCATCACAACCGTTTGCAAGGTGTGATTAAATTGCTGATACACCTCTTGAGCTATCACTTCTGGATAGCTTAATACCCTAAGCTCATGCGGCTTATTTTCTGGGTAATAACTTGGATGTGCGTGAGCGTATTCAGTTTGTTGAAAACCGCAATGTTGATAAAAAGACCAACGTTTTTGGCTAACTTCATCAATAATGGGGTCTATTTCTAGAATCACTTTACCAACATCATGACAAAACAGTTTTAATACCTTTTGCCCATAACCTTGCCCTCTTAATATGGGGGAAATAGCAAGATGCTCAATGTAATAATAATCTTCGATTTTCCAACAACCAATGAAACCAATAAAAGTGTCATTCTCTTTGAAATTGAGCAAATAATAATCGCTATGATTTAATATTGCCTCTCTTCCTTGGTAGCTTCTTTGTTCATATAATGGAAAAGCTGTGTCATACAACTGGTTAATCATTGCTATCGCTTCGCTATCTTCACTTGAAACTCTTAAAGCATGTAACATTTAATCAAAACTCACCTTATAAAAAATATTTTCTAGCATACCTATTTTAAATTTTCTGACAATTATTTATCGTGCACTCATAATATTAACCTGTTGTTTTATCTTGCTATTATTTTTTCACTCCATTCGCTGATAAAAATATTTGTAGCTCTATATTGACTTTTTTACCTAATAGTTCTAAAAATACTGTATATTAATACAGTCTTTGCTAGAGGCTATCATGTTACGTATCGAAGTATTATTTGATAAGAACGCTCCACAAAAACCGAGTTCAATTGTTTTGCAAGCACTTGAAACTGAGATTTTACGCAAACTTCAAAACCAATATCCAGATATGATAACGCGGGTTGGGTTTAGCTCACAACAACGCGTTAACATCTCTGGAACTAAAATAACGGAAGATAAAATTCGTATTGAAGAGATACTGGAAGAAATATGGATGGATGATGGTTGGATCCCAGAAGAAACAACGGTGGATTAACCTAATACTTAAAGGAATGTTTACCCATTGTGTAACATTCCTTTTTCTTTTACTAAAAGTCGTAATTAAACCCAGCCTCATCAACAAAAACACTTCTACTTGCAGGAGAATAAAAGCAAGACAATACGTTGATTATTAAAGAAACTACTTATTTAATAATTTCTCATATCTAAATTTTACTCGTTGTTAATTAATAGATTTTATGCCTAAGAAAAGCTTTAATTTCTTTCACTGGATTTAATTTTTTATTTCCTTCACGAGTTATTCTAACTTGTGAAATACAGCTATCAACATTCACGCAAGTAGAAACTTCATTTAGCGTTAGAGTTGATAAGCTTACTGAGGGTGAATTATTGAAATCTTTCCCCATAAAGATTAAAGCAAATACGATTGCTACTATAAATAATGGCACCTCATAAAATACTTGTTTCAT